CCTGCTCCGCCATATTGAAAACCATATCTCTACTAATATTTCTAATTCATTTTTTCTACCTTTTTCTTACCATGCCGGTAAGAAAAACTCCACGATCATTTACGCCTCCATTTACGCGCATCTACTGCTTTTTGCAGCGCCGCTTCTACTCCCTCTCGTACGTTCCGTCGCAAATTTCTTAACATTTTGGTAACCACCGCCTGAGTTGTTAATTCTACGAAATCATCTCCGAGTACCAACCCCGCTATGGTTAAGATCGATTTGCTCCCCGATTTGCTCCGGCGCCTCGACCCCCCGACCTCCTTCTTGGCCTCCTTCTTGACTTCACGCTCTTCCTGAGCTACCAACACCTCTACCACTTTCTCTTCGTCCATTTTAGGAGGGCGCTCGGTAATGCCGAACTCTTCCATGAGGATGCCCATAATTTCGTCGTATGAGTCCGACTTGATCCGAATCATCTTGGTTCCATTTTTCCGGCACCAGGTATCCTTCATAGCGTCGTGCTTTTGCACCAGCGCCAGCGCTTCATCGCCCCCCCGATAGTCGGCCGAATCCCAATGAATGGGACTATCCACCTCGATCGCTGTTTTTTCCTTTTCGATATGAAAATCCAAACGCAACAGCCGCTGATCTCTTAAATCCCGGAAGGTCTTCTGCGCCACGAATGCTATCTCCAGTTCCTTAAGGCACCGTGCCACCGTTTCTTCTCCAGCACTAGCGTAGCGGTGTTTTCCTCGGTATATGTCATCCAACCCTTCGGGATCCAGTACGCGGTACGTTCCGAGATTATCTACAAATGCCAACACACCGGTATCACGAAAACGTATCTGTAATGCCTTATGTACTGTATTTGTCGGCGTACGCCCCTCACTTCCTACCTTCTCGAACATCTCAGGAATATACTCTTTCAGCTCGACCATCGTGAACGTGGCCGAACCTTTTCGACACGTAATATCCTTGATCCCACACGCTATAGCCTCGGGCCAGGTAAATTTGGTCTCGTCACGCATAATGTAGTTATCATATAGCAACTATGTACATGCATTTTTTCCTTTCTATCTTTTTAGAGATTTTCCTAAGACATGCTTGGGAAAATGACCGTAAGGACGATACCGCTTAAAGTACAGGAATCAATCTTCTTACTGGAGGTCCCTAAGAAATTCTCTTACTTTTTCTTCGGGTACTATAGGGTGGCTGTCAGTAAGTATTTCTCGATGGGTATAACCAGCCAAACTAAAACATACCTTACCTCTGTATAGGTAGATCTCTATGACTCCTTTTGGCATAATAATCCATATATCTATGGGGTAATTTTTAACCGTTTCGTCCCATTTAGCCCAATTTTGTTCTAATATAATCGAATAAGTATAAGGACATTTCACTTCTATTATCGTTTTGGTGGCAGGAATGTAGATGTCTGGGTAATAGGTATGGTAACCTTTATATTCATATCGGAATAGTGGGATATTTTGTGGATCTCCAGCAACAAATTCCACCCCGTCTTCTTCTAACCGTCGTAACATAAACGGTTCGTATCCTTGTACCATACAGGTGGTGCCATCCTTTTTTCGATACTCTTTAAGTTTGAGAGAATTCCGTTGAGATTTAGCAAAAATCTCGGCGCATTGCATAGGGTGATCGACGCCCCATCGTTCCTGACATGATTGCCGAAAATATTCCGTAGCGAGAATGTTAGTGGCACCATACGTATCCAAGCATGTAATCATGCGTTTGACATTACCGCATTTCCGGCATGCTTTACCGCGGCGTACATCTCCGATCCGGATCGTATTAATCGATCCACAAGTACATACATATTTTAAGGGAGTATCTTTATTAGTATATGGTTGATCGAGTAGTTCCATCCCAGCTGCAGCAAAATCAGCTTTGAGGATATCCCAGGCGATTCTATGTTTAACATTCTGGCACCGTGGACAATACCGTGTCCGCCCTTCTCTGAGGACATTACTGATCGTGGTATTGTTTTTTGCTCCACAAGTTCCACAGCAATACCAGATACCGCGGTCTCCGTGTCGAAGCCTACCACCATATCGATGCCCCAAATTTGTTAGTACTTCGATAGCTTCACCTTCGCGAACGCGGGGGCGAGAGCAACAACCGCACAAACAGGGCGTCTTTCCCTGCTCCACGTCAACCAAGCGTTTCATCAGAGGAGTATACTTAAGTGTACTCACATGACCTTCATCCTCACATTGGTACTGAATCGTACGCTGACTAATCTTGCCTGTAAAATCATTGGGATCATTCAGTAGCTGACACCCGAGTGCCGTTAATCTTTTTTTGATACGGCGATACTGTGCACCTTTACATTGTCCGCATAAGGATGTAACACTACCACCGTCGATTTTTTTAAGTTTTTTCCGCAGCTCCGCTACGGTAGGTTCCCATACATGTTCTTTTTCACACTGATACCGTATGGTTCGCCGCGTAGGTTTTTCATAAAACTCTTCAGCCGTCATCGTTACGGTCATTTCCTGTACCACAAGTCGATCGACCAACTCCGTATATTCAGCTTCATCATCGCATCTTTGGCATATATGGGACTGCCCGCCATGGTCGAAACGGCGTAACTTACTAGAAAGTGTCCCAGAATTAACCGTGATGCTGTGACCACGCGAACATAGTAACGTTACCATAGGGTAACGGCTGCTTTTTTTATCTTCAACAAACTCTTCGCTGGTGGTAACTAGCTGGGCTTCGGCCCCTAGCGAATCCCGTAAGGTCTCCGCAAGATTTCGATATGCGTCCATGTTTACAAAAACAACGTAAGGTCTTTAAGCCGAGGTTAGAAGTTCACGTCTCCAGCATTTCTGGGGGTGCAGTTTTTCATTATCACTTAATGAAAATTAATTCCGTGCTGGACAGTTCCGGCAGTACTTCGATCGCCCCATTTTTGTCATGCTAGCGATGGTGGTCTGCTGTTCACGGTGACACTGCCCGCACCGATAAGAGATTTTCCGCTTACCTTCATACCGTAGATACTCGTGGCCTAACTCGGTACAGCGCTCCTTAGCTTCTTCTAGATGAGTCGGGATAACTCGCGTGCAAAGTCCACAGATATCACTAAGTTTTCCATTATTAAATCTCTGACTTCTCTTATCAAAGTAGCTTACAGCCATTTCTTCTCGATGACCCTGAGGACATACAAATGATATTTCCGTACCATTACGGGCCAAAAAGTGTTCGATAGGCATACAGGTACATCCCGCTTGTTCTAAGATATGTTGCCGACGACCAAATTTGAAGGAAAGTGCAAAACAGCCGGGGCAAGCACGCCAGGTTTTGTCTATTTGTATTTTGTCAAACCAAGTTTTTATGGTCGTTATGTTAAGTGCAAATTCGTGAGAATAAGGACAACGTACCACCACAGCCGAGGGAGGTTTTCCTGTGGTTTCTTTGATACGGTAGCCGAAACGTCTAGCTTTTTGATCGTACTCCATATAGTATATAATCAACGACTAACTATTTTTGGCATTTTTCCTAAGCAAGGCTTGGGAAATGTACTAATTTGATTTACAGCACCGGGACAATACTGCACCCCGTGGCTTTCACCACGAGCCAGACTATACCTTGAGCCATCATCGGGGTTGGCGCCCCTCAGACCAGTGATCTCTTTAGTCGTTGAACTACGAACATAGCCCGCCATTCTTGGCCTTAGCTCGCAGCTGCGGATTACCCAATCCTTAACGTTTTTACCCCCTAGGTCATTACCCCGGGTGCCCAGCGCCAGTTTCCCGGCGTGGGTGGTAGTTAAGGCTCTCAGGACGTTCCCGCAATTGAATCACTTTGCCGCCTTACGCTGCCGCTGCAACGCTTGCGACTAGACAGTTACATCGTAGGGAAAGCTTTCCACTGTTTACCCGAACTGGTGTTGCTTTCCAACCAGTCCAGCAGCTGTCTGTTTCGGGCTCCCGGCTGCGTACAAGCACAATTGGCGAGTTACGCAAAAAATACCCGAATGCGCCTCCAGAAATTCTGCACACATTGAAATTATATCCTCGGACAATCGCATCGAAGACACCGTTGTCTGTTCCCGCCGTCGCCGTAGGGTTAAGATTCAAGCTAACGTTGGTCAACTTGCCGTAGTTAGTCGACCCCATAGGATCCAGGGCGAAAATCTTAAGGGCGTACGAGTACATATGGTAGCCCGTATCGGTAGGGATACGCTGGGCATGGTACCAAGGCTGGATCAACGAGAAGTAGTCCGAACCCATTTGATCGAGACGATTGGTGTTCTCGTAGATAAGGGTGTGATCGCCCACGGGATCAGCACCAATATTGAAGGTGACACCGGCGCCGAGCAACTGTCCAGGAGAGATGGCCGGACGTTGGTCGGTATAGTTCGACCATTCATTAGCGATGATCCTGTTGCGACATCCCCAGAACAAACCCTTGACCGCATGCGACAGACGAATATCGTAGCTGTTGGGATTGGCAGCCGTATTGTAGGCACGACGAGGCACAATCTGGACTTGCTCGATGACAATATCACGTGGGCAGCGACCCATCTTGACACGCTCTTCATTCGAGACAATAGCATAGTTAGCCCAGATCTGTACCTGGGTCAACGTAGGCGCAGCTGAGAGATCGCCGATTACGGCGTCACGTGCTGTGGCTGCGGTACCTTCGTCGTAGATCAGGAGATCATCCCAATTACGAAGATGGAAGTTCAACTTCATATCATTGTATGGGATGGCCGCAGTAGGCAGCGAGATTCCAGTATCCAGAGTGAAGAAGTAGGGCAGTGGCAGATTGAGAGTGGCTGCGGGAAGGGTGCACTCTCCAGCAACAGGCACACCAATACGATTGATGGCGGCGGTATCGGCCAGCGTACGGGGATTGATGAGATCATCGAAGTTACCGATCATGTTATCGTAACCATTCTGCTTCGACTCGGGAATGCTGAACGCTGCATAGAAATCGAGCCAGTGGTTATCGAACCTCATGGCTGTGAGATCGTTGAAGGTAACCCAGGTCTCGTAGATCAAGTTATGCATCAGGTTACGAGTCCAGCGGACTGAAGCCTGAGCAGCCACTGCTGTTGAAAGGGTGACCGAGCTGAAGGTGACACGCGCCCAGGTATTAGCCAAGTAATCACCCGCACGAGAGATGTTCACGGCGAATTCACCGTCGAAGGTTCCCTGGCCTGAGGTAACCCTGAGGGTTACGGGAACCATACTGAACCAAACAGACTTGCGCACACAGCGCACGAAGTATGCGACGGAGTCCTTTCCGCCATAGAGATATTTCTCGAGCTCATCGTACGTAGCTAGATCAATAAAGGCACTGGTAACAGAGTTATTTCCGGACGCCATCGATGTTTACTATACGCAAGAAATTTTTTGTGTAATAAAATTTCTTGCGTACTGCAGTTAAAGCGGATTTGTGAATAATCAAATGAATCATGCGGAAACGCAGACCCAAGTAGATATTCTCGAGTTGAACCAACGCATTCTTGGTAATTTTTGCGAAGAAGAGACCCAGCTCCCTAGTTATGAGCGTAAATTAGAGAATTTAACATGGATCGCTCACCACGCTCCCAGTAAAAAAGATCGTGTCGCTGCCGAGGAGCGGGTCCGCGAGTTGGAGGCTCGAATTGCTAGGATCCGAGCGTGCGAGGATCGTCACTACTACTTAGCCCGAGTTCAGCCGTTGCTGCGGATGTACAAAAAGCTCCTCCGCACTCCTGTATACATCGATTTCATGACCGGCCAACAGCGGGGTAACGATTCATTATGCCATATATTTCATCAGTATATTCCGTTAGCGCGGGAATTTTTGGATCTTCCCTCGGTCCTAGTTCCTCGCTGCGATGAACCACGTACTAATACCTCAACGGTCACGGTACCACCCCTCCGGTGTCAACAGTGTCAGGGTAGCTCCTTTCGCGATGCTGGTCAGGGGATCGTCGAGTGCCAGCGTTGTGGATTTCGACAAGAAACCTTCGAAGCAAACTCATTCCGCGATGCTGAACGAATCAATACGGCCCGCTATACCTACGCTCGGTTAGTACATTTTCGTGATTGTGTCAAACGGTACCAGGGGATCCAAAAGAAGCGGATCCCACAACGGCTCTACACCATTCTCCGCCATGATATTACTCGTTACGATCTAAGCTCCGATAAGTTAACCAAAGATCATATCTACCAGTTCTTGCGGGAGAATAGCCTGAGCGATTTCTACGAAGATATTAATCTTATTTATTCACGGCTAACCAAAACGCCGGCCCCTAACATTCGTCACCTCGAAAAGAAACTTTACGAGATGTTCTGTACCATCGAACCGATTTACGATGAACTCAAGCCGGACGACCGTAAGAATATCTTTAAGTCCCAATATTTACTGTACCAATTTTTACGGCAGCTGCGCTATCCCTGCCACGAAGAAGACTTCTCCATTCTGAAGACCCGGACCCGGCTGGTTGAGTACGACGAGCTCTACGCCCGCATCTGCCAGATCCTCTCCTCGCGGGGTGATACTCAGTGGTCCTTTACCCCTACGGTTTCGTAGTAATAATCTAACTATGAAAAAATGATTTGGATAGTTTCCATTACTCTATAGAAATGGGGCGAACGCAAAAATCTAGATCGTATAATCCTAGATGGCAAGATGCGGAAAAACAAGCTCATCGTATGCATACCGAGTTGCTCCGAGCCCAAGCTTCGGTCGATCGGATCGAGTCCTGGGGGGACGATAACTTTGTATTGT